GCTAAGATCGCGCTGACCTCAGGGTCCCACACGAACTTGCGCTTGAGGAATGATGTGTCATAAATGCTGATGTAGGGTACGCTCTCCGCATCCTTCTCAGCCATTGTGTATTCCACACCAATGGCGCCAAGCGCAGCTGCAATGCGCGTGTGGGTGAATTTTGGGCAGTCATCTGAGACGCCCATGATGTTGTCGTCACCATATGTCGCCAAGTTAACATGCTGTCTGAATTTGCGCGGGTGCTCACCAGTTGTCAGGTGATAAGCATACCGCATATAAAGACTATTTACGAGGCAGTTGATGATGACGGTGAGGGGGTGACCAGAGGGATTCCCCTGGACCTCAATCAGATCGCCATTAAAGTCGATGGTGGGAAATGCCGTGTCATAAGCAATACACCGTAGAACCATCAAATCCTCAGCTGCCCACCCAGCAGTTTCGGACAGACGGATCAAAATGTTGAATGCCTCCAAAATGAATGGTGCCGCCATCTTTTTATCGAATTTTCCATAATCTCCGGCAATGATCTTGTGCTCACCATGTTTCACCAGAAAGCTGTACAATTTTGTCCACTCATACGACTGTGCGACAATTCCTGGCATCGCCTCGAACAGGAACGGGTTGTTCTGGATCAGGCGGATGTGCGATAGATAAAATCGCCGCACTACCACTGACCAGGCGAACTCACCACCTGTGAACACACGCGTTTTCCCTGCATCTATCTTGCGCTGGGGCGTGGGTTCATCCTTGAGGTGTCCACAGAACTGAGCATGAAATCTCTCACCCTTGTCATATGTGCTCAGTATGAGATCGATCCTCTCCTGAATGACGGGATCCAAGCTAGCGATACGTCCCTCCTCGTCGAAGTTAATAAATTTCCTTTTCGATTGCTTGAAGGGGTTTCCAGCACTGGTGTTCGTATTGATGCGATCTACATATGTCACACCATCTGCTCCGTTGAGAGCTACCTCCTGAGTGTAAACCTGTAAGAGTTTGAGATCTTCAGGCTTCAACACTGCCAAGATGTCGGCTGTAAATGACAAACCGCACTCTCGGACCACCTCATTTTGGAAAGTGTGGGAGGGATTGACCATGTCCCTTATCGCCAGATTCCATGGTTGCCAGTTCATGCATGGTCCTCCATACCCATCGACGTAACCGTCTTTCTTGACTGCTTCGCAAATGAGTGTGGGGACCACATGAGTCTTGTGCTGAGGCCGATAACCTGCAAAACTTCCCATAATCGTCGCCGTGCCTTGGGGCACGAATCTTAGCGTTGATTTAGGATGAAGTTCCACCAGTTTCCGTGGGTAGCCAGGGGCGTCAACCCTGACAGTACCTTGTGACACTTGGGGATCAAAGTGGGTTAGAGCATGATTTATTATGCGCTGAGATACATGAATCATTGCCACAGTTGAGCCTTTGTCTCCTGCAGCATGTATTCCCAAAATGACCTGACCACCTGCCACTGAGGCCAAGCATAGTGCGCCACAGTTACCTTTGACTGTGGGTTCACTGACTTTGCCCAAATACCCTGGCTCGTGAAAGCAAGGGATTGACGATGTCTCTTTGATAGCCTGGATTGGTTTTACATATTGGTTGCCATTTCGATCTGTGATGTAGTACTCTCCTGCAAACATGCCTTTTACAGCTTTGTCCACAGGGAAATACTTGACGAGGCTCTTACCTGGGGAGGCAGCCTTGATGTCAATGAATGCCAAATCTGAATCTTTAATGGTCCGGATGTCGTGGAGTGCTATCGCAACGTTGTGAAGATTGCGTGATATGTTTTGAGTTACAATATCATATATTACATCCACCGTACCAGCCGTACCCTTGATTGCATGCTTGTTAAACATAAAAATGGTGCCATGAATGTTTGACCCCATAGTGACGTTCACCAATCCATCACGTCCGACCCACCTGAAGGCAAGAGTACATGAGTTTGATCGAATGCGCCTCTCGACTGTGTCTCCTGATGCACACTTCGATTGAGTTGAAATCTCCATGTCTGTCACCTTGTATGGGTCATGATAGTAGAAGGTGGGTTTTTCCTCCTCCATTGGTGTGGGTGTTTCTCCCACAGAAGCTTGACCAGTAAAGCGTGTTGCCTTTGACACACCGTAGGCCAGAGCTATGTACCCCAAAACAAGAGCTAGTTTGGTCAATACAGGGCTGGTCAACTTTTGTTGGACCCGTTTCCCTGCTAAGTGGAATATGAATCGATAAGCCTCTGTTTCCTTCACAAACATCTTTAAAGCTAGTCGTATTTTCCACAACGTGCCGTATTTAAATTGGAAATAATATGCACTCATAAACCAGAAATACTTATATACAAACATAAAATACAAGAAAATTGAAGATACATACGGATAAATGAATATAATCATACAAAGAATAAAAGACCAAAAATATGGAGACAATTTAAAATAAAGCAGCACGTCCTGCTCCCAGGGTAGCTCGTTCGCTGTGTGCTGAATGGTCCGAGCATAGAACCAAAATTTTAGCTGAACCATGGGACGCATAGATGTGAAAGATGGAAGATCTTGCTCTCGCTCATCCGCTGGTTGTTGAAAGGTTTCATCGACAGTATCTGTCTGCTCTTGAACACACGAGCACGCAACCTCAGCGCGATAGCACTCTTTGCATATTGGTATCGTGGACATAGTGTTGTCGGCAGCCAGAGCCCGAGCTTGCGAGGCCTCATGCTCTTTCGCCACACT